ACAAGTTACTTACCGTGGTGTCGAGTACGACACTGAAGAGTACAGATCAATGCTCATTAACGAGCATAATCAAACTCGTAATCACGATTTAATGTATCGTGGTATCAAGGTTAGAAGCAAGGCTGTTCCTTGCAGTTAAGTTGAAAAAAACTTAAATAAAAGAGTCCTTCTTGACAAGGACTCTTTTTTTGTGTAAAATAACCGAAAGTCTTAAATTAATGAGATCTAAACAATTACTTAGAAATCTAAAAAAAGCACTTAAACAAGATCATCTGTATAGTAGTGATGAAATTGATTTTATGAAAAAGGAACTATCTCTCTTAGAAGAGGAATTATCATCTAAACAAAAGGAATTTAAAGGATTTGGTAAATGACTGTAAAACTTGTTAGTGTTACTCCTGATGCGGAGCAACTTATGGCATACATTGCCAGAGTATCTAACCCATCTAATCAGGACAATGAAAAATATGCAGGACTATTAAAGTATTGCATTAAGCATAATCATTGGAGTGTCTTTGAGCAGTCTACTATGACTCTTGAGATTGAGACTACACGTGCTATTGCTGCACAAATCCTAAGACATAGGAGTTTCACATTTCAAGAGTTTTCGCAAAGATATGCCGCAAGTACTGCATTGGGTGATATTGACCTTCCAGAGCTTCGTAAGCAAGATTTGAAAAATCGTCAAAATTCGACTGATGACCTAGATCCTAAAATGGTGGAAAAATTTGAGAAACAGATGATTACTCTTTTTAGTTCTGCTAAGGCATTATACGAACAGATGCTTAGTCAAGGTGTTGCGAAGGAATGTGCAAGAATGGTATTACCACTCTGTACTCCTACCAGAATCTATATGACTGGTTCTTGCCGTTCTTGGATACATTATATTAATTTACGTTCGGCACACGGAACACAAAAAGAGCATATGGAGATTGCAGAGGCATGTCGGAAGGTATTTACCGAACAATTCCCTGCAGTCTCAGAAGCTCTTGAGTGGGTCTAAATAAATTACATTACTTTATAATTATGGCTACATATCCTGTTAAAAACACAGAAACTGGTGAAACTAAAGAAGTTGTAATGAGTGTTCATGATTGGGACAAATGGAAGGAAGATAATCCAGATTGGTTAAGAGATTTTTCTGACCCAAGTACTTGTCCTGGTGTTGGGGAGGTTGGTGAATGGAGAGATAAATTGGTAAATAAAAATCCTGGATGGGGTGAAGTTCTTAAAAGTGCTCAAAAATCTGGAGGTATTTCTGGAAGATTGGCAAATAAAGGATCTTATGAATCTTCAACTCAATCTTCCCTAGAAATCGACTGAATAACATGCCAAGAAGAAAAAGAGCGTCTGCAGATCAACCTATTGGAGTTGGTTTAACCACTAAGCAGATGAAAAGGAAAAAACCCCTAAATTCTGCATATTTGGTTGATATTGAACCAATTACAGAAAATCAAAAGAAATTATTTGCTTCATATAAAGAAGGTAAGCAAATAGTTGGGTATGGTTCTGCAGGAACAGGTAAAACTTTTATCACACTTTATAATGCATTGAAGGATGTTCTCAATGAGAATACACCATATGATAAGATTTACATTGTTAGATCTTTGGTTTCTACAAGAGAAATTGGATTCCTTCCTGGTGATTATGAAGACAAATCTGATATTTACCAAGTCCCCTATAAACATATGGTAAAGTACATGTTTCAGATGCCTTCTGATGCAGATTTTGAGATGTTGTATGGTAATTTAAAGGCACAAGAAACAATTAAATTCTGGAGTACATCATTCCTTCGTGGAACAACTTTAGATAATTCTATTGTTATTGTTGATGAGTTCCAGAACTTAAACTTTCATGAATTAGATTCTATTATTACTCGTATTGGTGAAAATAGTAAAATTTGTTTCTGTGGAGATGCCAGTCAGTCAGATTTGATTAAAACTAATGATCGTAATGGTATTGTTGATTTTATGAACATCTTGCGTAAAATGCCATCTTTTGATATAATAGAGTTTGG